CTTATGGACATGAAGGAAAAATTGCAGATGTGTTGTATTTAGGTATGAACGAAATTAAACCTACATTTGTAAAGTTCAGTTTCAACAGCAAACGGCATATTCCTATGGAGGATATCCAAAGAAGCAAATGGGTATATTACGAGCAAAGTAAACTTCTAAAATTAGAGGTGTTTGAAGAAAATTCATGGCTTGACAAAGACCAAAATCCATGTTTGGACAACTACTATCATACTTTCTTCTATCGAATAGACGAACAAGGGCGTATTGTCCGCTTAAGAAAAGGGAAAATTGTACCTTATAAATATAACCATTCTGACCATGCCTACGACTCATATCTTAAAGCAGCACATAAACGCTTTGCATTACAATTCACTCCCTATTCAGAAAGGCACATGAAATAGTTAGAAGAAACTGAAAAAGAGCCCCAAAAAATCGTTATATTTAGGGGATAGCAAAAAAAAAAACAAAAATTATAATGGATTTATAGAATAATCCAAATTTTATTAGTAGTTTTGCAAACGATAAGAGTTGTTTGACAAGCAATCCTATGCACATTGCAGAAAATAGCACTGTTGCCAAATCATTAACTCCATTGAGGTGAAACACTCATAAATCGCTCATTTTAAGCTATTCTGCAGATTTTAGCGTAATTTTATCAAAAAAACTACCCATGCACCCTAAAATAGGGGGTATGGGGAGGATTAACGACATAGCCATTAGGTATGTGGCGAAGTTGAGTGGTAAAGGAGTAAGTTACGGTGCAACGAGTTAAGCGATTAAAAATACACAATCATAGCAATAAAACTATTAATTTTACGTTCTTTTCAAAGAAAGGGTTTGTGCAATAGTGGCTTAAAGGCTAAAAGCACTACCTTTGCATTACGCTTGAATTATATAGTATTAAGGCGCATCGCCAGTAAACGTCCTTTGTTATTTGATCCAAAAATAACTTTTTTCAAAACTTTCTCCCGAAATCCTTGGCAGTTTCAAAAAGAAATCGTAACTTTGTGGGGTAGTTTTTAAAACAGATGGTTATGAAGTACTTGGATCCTAAGGCAGACCTCACGTTCAAGAAGATATTCGGCAATCATCCCGCAAGACTGATCAGTCTTCTGAATGCCCTCCTGCCACTCAGCGAAGAGGAGCAGATACACGAGATAAAGTATCTGCCAACAGAACTTGTGCCCCAGCTCGAAGGGGGCAAGAATACCATAGTGGATGTACTCTGCACCGACGTCAGAGGCAGGAAGTTCTGCGTGGAGATGCAGATGGAATGGTCTGATGCCTTCCAGCAGCGAGTATTGTTCAATGCCTCCAAGCTCTATGTGAGTCAGGCTAAAAAGGGAGGAAAATACAGCGAACTCCAACCCGTGTATTCTCTCAACCTGATAAATGACATCTTTGCGCATGATACTCCGGATTTCATCCACAACTACCGCATCGTGCATGATAAGGACAGCAATAAAGTCATTGAAGGCTTGCATTTCACCTTCATAGAACTCCCTAAGTTCACTCCTCATTCCATCGCCGACAAGCGCATGATGGTGCTGTGGCTCCGTTTCCTGACGGAAATCAATTCCAATACGAAGGAAGTACCAGCCGACCTGCTTAATGACCCGGAGATAGGAAAAGCCGTAGAAGAACTGGAGATTTCCGGTTTCACAGATGCCGAACTCTGGGCCTACGACAAGTTCTGGGATTCCGTAAGCGTTGAAAGAACCCTCATTGATGACAGCTACCAGAAAGGCATAGAGAAAGGTATAGAGAAAGGCATGAACCAGCGAAGCCTTGAGATTGCCAGAAAGATGCTGACACAGGGTATGGATGAAGCAATGGTCATGGATATGACGGGGCTGACGGCAGAGGAAATCAAGCAGATGAAACTCTAGGCTTGCCATACTGTATGAGATGAAAGAAAAATATAAGTGTGATTTTCCGCCTCGCTATGTGTTAGCGAACTCATTTTGGGGCTAATTCTAATCTATAATATAAATACCGATAAAAGAAAATAGTATCTGATAAAATCGGAGACCAACTGTCCCCTAAGGGTGTATTCCCTTATAGCACTCCTGGCATTTGCTTGTTCCAGCAAAAATATGTTAGCGCAAACAAATTCTGACGTCCTCTACTAAGGAATGAGCGACAAAGAACTTTATTTACTAACCATCATCAATTTAGAATTATGGGTAGATTTATCATCAAGCTCGTGCGCTTGATTCTGAAGTATGGGCGATTCAGCCTTGTTTGCGTGGTCATTCAATTGAATGGCAACAGCAAGTATATTGAGTATATGAACAACGATTTTAAGGAGGAGAAGCCATGCTTGGAGAAGGAAGAACCATAAACGTAACGGGCAATGCCTGCTATATAGAGTATGTGGAGAATTGCTATGTGAATGGTATCGCCAAAAAGAAGAACGATGACGATCCTGCGGCACGTATGTCGGATGAACTGAAGGGAGAGAGGGGACTGGCAGTCTTGAAGAATCTGCAGAAACATGGGTTGCTCGATGAGGACTTCTACCCTCTGGGACTGTCCAACTCTGAGTCTGCGGTCCTTGCCTATCAGATATCCATAACGCTGGGTATCAATGAGATGTGGAAAGTATTCTCTGATCTCTGGAATATTACTCCCAATGCCCTGAGAGCTGCTTATAACAGAGGAATGGAGCAGAAGAAGACAATGAAATTCCTGGATGAAATAACCCCTTTGCTGAACGATAGTACTAGTACGCGTACATAGTACGTACTAGGTAAATATAAAAAAATCACCGTACCTTTGCACCCGTAATCAGACAAGTAAAGTCTGGTTGCGGGCGTTTTTCGTTTATAGGAATCCGGTACCGTTCCTGAAACTGAAATTTGGCGAATATCTCGCAGCCCAACCCTTTAATATGATATATTGATATGGCAGAAAATGCTTATGTGTTTTTTCATCCGCAGTATGGCGGATTGAGAGTGGTGAACATCGGCGGAGGGTTGTTCTTTTGCCTCGAGGACCTGGTTGCCATCACTGATATCGGCAGAGATACATTGTTCCCGGTATTAGCCGATACGGAGGGGAAAGTGGTAGAAATGTATGTGGAAGTGCATACAAAAAAGGTGCCGAAGGATTTTACACATCGTCTGTTTTTCGGTGAATTCTTTGGCAATGCTGACAAGGTGGTGCAAAAAAGTAGAATAGCTTGGAGAAATATGATATTCGTTGACTCTCAGGTGGTGAGAGATATGACGATAGGCTGTTCGAAAGATCCGGAGCGTAAGTTGTTTTACAAGTGGGTCAAGGATTATATCCAGCCTGTGATGGAGGACGAGGATAGATGTTGGCGTCATGAATGTGTCATGATGAAAAGAATCTGTTATGACCCTCTAGACAAGCCGATGGACATCCGATATGCTGCCGACGGCCTGTATATCAACGATACGCGAATCAACTGACATTATTCATCTTATAAACAAGAGATTACAATCATGAAACAAGCAGCAAAGAAGCAGCTCCTCAACGCCCAGAAGGTGGACGGAGCCATCATCAGTGAGGAAAACGGTACCATCGCCTTCCGCAAGGCGCCATGGAACGATACCGAGGTTATCTGCGAACAGCCTAAGGTGATACCGGGCAGAATGGTATGCTCTGGCGAGAAGGGAGGCGACGAGTTCGACTTCAAGCCTTACGAGCATACGGGCGAGAAGATCTTCGAGGAAATCTTCAAGACCAACCACGCCGTGGTGCGCACCACCAAGCGCACGGTACAGGTGAACTATACCTTCAGCCGAGACCTGGACAAGCAGGACATGCTGCGCTACCTCAAGGCAGAGCACAAGGAGCTGATTGCCGGATTTAAGGAGGCAGACATCAAGGGGTAATTGATAATGAATAATGTATAATTCAACACTCAATATTCAACATTCAAAAAAAATGGAACATATTATAGCATATAATCCGTACAAGAATGGCAATAAAGGGAGCGTAAGCTCCCAGCCACTCTCGGTTTACGACAAGACCATCGCTTATCCCTGGATGGCAGACCTGGTAGCTGCCATCCGTGGGGGGGACGATGAACTGAAGAAGCAGCTGCCTTTCCGCTGCGCTCACTACTACCAGTTTCGGGACAACAGACGCTCGCAGAAGAACGCCGTGCCCGAAAGCTTCCTCTTCCAGACCACCATCGACGTGGACGACAAGGAATATGTGGACAAGGCGATAGAGAAGGCACGTGAGCTGAACTGCAGCGACACCATCTGGAAGGGCGCCCTGCTGCACCTGGAGTACTCAGCCCGCAAGAAGCTGCACATCGACATCCGTATGCCCGTAGGCATGACTATCGAGGAGACGCAGCGAGCCTATTGCGAGGCGCTGGGCGTGCCCTACGACGAGAGCTGCATCACGCCTGAGCGCATGCTCTTCATCACCGACAAGGAGTCGGAAATCTATCGCTCGCCCCATTGGTACGAGGTGCTGCCGCAGGAAGAGCTGAAGAAGCGCAGACAAGCCTACCTGGACCGTGGGCTCACCATTGACGGTAGAGGTGTGGCTGTTTCTTCTGGCTCTACTATTCAGCCTGCCCAACCTTGTGATAGCAATGCTGCTCATGCTGCTCATCTCAGCCCTGCTGGAACTCCTCAGGAGGCTGTTGCAGTGGCAACCGGCAAGAACCTCGCAGCCTTCGACCTCTTCCGCAATGCGGCTGGCCTGAAGGACGTAGATATCAATACCCAAGGCTCCCGTCACTCATCGCTCCTGGCGATTATGAGTGCAGGCGCATCGAGAGTGATGCCCGAAGAGGAACTGAAGGCGGTGGTGGCACAGAAGATGCCTGCCTTTTCGCAGGAACGTGACTGCCAACAGCTCATCCACGACTTCTATGCGAAATATGGTGACAGTTCGAAGCCGATGTCGCAAGCCGTGATCCGCATCAATGCCCAGGCAGAGAAGTCCTCCCAGAAGGATGCCGTGGCATTCCAATCCGCAAGTTCCGTGAGTTCCGAAGACAGTACGGATTCCAATGCGGAAGATGAAAAAATCGCTCCGCCTCCGATGCCCGAACATCTCCCGAAACTCGTGGAGCTTCTGCTATCGAAGACCCCGGACATCTACAAGCCTGCCGTGGCACACGCCATCTTCCCGCCACTTGCCACACACCTCTGCAAGACCACCTTCAAGTATATTGACAATGTGGAGCACGAGGCTACCCTGATGTGCTGTCTGCTGGCGGGTACGGGCGCAGGCAAGAACTGTGTGCAGATGCCTATCAACATGATTATGGAGGACATCAGACAGCGCGACCGTGAGAACCTGCAACGGGAGAAGGAATGGAAAGAGGAGGTGACACGCAAGGGCGCCAACAAGGATAAGCGCAAGCGCCCGGAAAACCTCATCATCCAGGAAATAGACGCCGATATGACCAACCCGGCATTCGTCATGCGAACGGCTGAGGCTCAGGGGCATTTCCTCTATACATCGCTCAACGAGATAGACCAGTTTGATGCCCTCAAGGGGCAGGGCAACCAGCAGTTCAAGATCATGTGCCTTGCCTTTGATCCGGGGAACTCATACGGCCAGACCCGCGTGGGCACATCGAGTATTACCGAGCGCATCACCATCCGGTTCAACTGGAATGCATCGACCACCGTCCAGCTGGGGCAGCGATATTTCTCGAAGGTGCTTACAGACGGACCTATCAGCCGCATCAACTTCTGTACCATCCCGGAGCGGGAAATCGGTGCCGAAATGCCAGTATACGGCGAATACGACGAAGCCTTCAGAGAGGCGCTCAGACCGTACATAGAGAATCTGTGCAAGGCGTCGGGTAGGATAGACTGCGCTGAGGCTTTCGCCCTGGCAGAAAAGTTGAAGGATGAGAACGCCGACTTTTCGCGCATGTCGCAAAACAGGGTGTTCGAGAATCTCTCCTTCCGTGGCAACGTAATTGCCTTTCTCAAGGCTTGCGTGCTATACGTGGCAAACGGCTGCAAATGGGAACCCGAAATAGAAGAGTTCATCAGATGGAGCGAGAGCTACGACCTGTGGTGCAAGATGATTTTCTTTGGCGCAAGCATAGCCAAGGCTAATGAGGTAGGAGAGAAATCGAGCAAGCGAGGACCTGCCAACCTGCTGCAGCAATTGCCTGACACCTTCACTTATGCGCAGGCTGAAATGGTACGTCTGCATAACGACTTCGGAAAGAAGGGTACGGCGACGATGCTGAGAAACTGGGTGAACCGCCATTACATCGAGAAAATTCCTCCGAAGGGAGCAAATGCCGACGGAGCTGACGGAAAGCAGGGCGGAAAGGTGTTCAGTATTCAGTTATTCAGTTTTAAGAAGCTATTATATCGTTCCGACGGACTCGACCTGAGAGGTTTCGACGTTTAACAGTTTAAAAAACTTAACACTTAATATTCATACAAAATGGAAATAGTATTGAAGCGTATAGCTAAAAGAGGAACTTATACCATAGGCAGACTCTATCTGCTGGCCGATGCGAGTGTAAAGCGTAACTCGCTGCCTGGTAAGAAGATAGACGACAAGAGTAGATTGGTTCATGCCTTTGACAGCCAGCTGCTGTCCAAGGACACATATCTCTGCGATACCATGGAGCCTACATGGCGCAATCTGTTGGGCATCAAGCTAAAGCCAGAGGAAGTGGATGCCCGCTATAGCCGCAAGAGCGGCGTGAAGGCTCGTAAGGTACCTGGCCATACGGCCATTCCTGAGGGATCATATCCCGTGGTCATATCGTATTCGCCAAGATTCAAGCGTTGGCTGCCATTGCTGCTGGGCGTGCCGAATTTCGAGGGCATCCGCATCCATGCAGGCAATTATCCTGACGACACGCAAGGCTGCATCCTTGTTGGGGAGAACAAGCTTGAGGGCATAGTGGTGGACTCCCGTATCTGGCTGCAGCGGCTCATCAACGCCATGACAGCGGCCCGCGACCGAGGTGAAAGTATCTGGATAACCATCCAATAGATAGGGAGTCATAACTTTTACCATAAAAAAAGAATGGCGCGTCATAAACTTATGACACGCCATCCTTTGGTACACCCTTAGGGGTCATACAACAAAATTTCTAACATAGTCTGTTTCAGACACTTCCTTTTCTAATGCAAAGATAATGATAACTTTTTTATAACACAAATTTTTAAGTAGTTTTCTTTGATATTTATACACTTTAAAAATAAGAAAAATGCTGTAAGTTACTAAAAACCAACAAGATACAAGCTTTTTGTATTCCTTCTCAGTTAAAGAGTGTATAAAAGCTTGGATGTTTGCCTATGATTGTGTACTTTTGCACTCGTCAATGTGACGATTGATACAAGAACTTCGATATATAGACCTGATTCAATAGGTTCAATATATAAATCACGAAATCCCTAGGTCGGCGTCACACGACTTGGGGATTTTTATTTTCCCCGAGTTTTTTTTGCAAGACATACGAGGTTTCATCAGTATCGTCCTCTTCGGTTTACCTGCCGATATATAAAACGACCCTAACTTAGAACGATATATCCCTCTAGCCCTGCTCTGAGCAACCAGTCTCAACAGGCAACGCACGACCGAAAGGTTTACACTGGGATGAAGAAGGCTTGCGGAATGGCTTTTCTGTATCTAGGTAAGACTTTTGATATTTGGTACCATTTGGGTAGGTAAATATATAATTATATAAAACCAAATTTCAAGTCTGTCAATCCTCGCTTCCTAGTGGAGTGCGGAAAAGACTGGGGTGTACCCTATAATGAACATTGAACTAAAATTATAAATTATGAACAAGAAACTTAGATTGCTGGTGACTGCAAAGTGTCACAACAAGTGCCCTATGTGTTGCAACAACCAGTTCGACTTCGAGAAGATTCCGGTAGTTGACAGATTGGACTATGATGAGATTAGTATCACGGGTGGAGAACCGCTGCTGCCTGGTAACAGCCATTTGACAACATGGCTTGTCGGAGGCATCAAGGCGACGCAATACGCCATGGGCTTGCCGGAATCGAAGTTCTACCTCTATACTGCATTCTTCGATTTTGACATTCTCAGAGATTGCAGCTACGAGTTCGACGGAATCTGCCTCACGCCTCACAAGAAGGTGGATGTTGAAGAGTTTGTCGACATCAACGCAAAGATGCTTGAGCAGAAGAGAAATGGAGAGCTTAACGACTGTTTCGACCCAGACTGCTCCCTCCGTCTCAACCTCTTCGCAGACATGAAGGCTCTTCTCCCTAAGGACATCGACCTGTCTATGTGGAAAGTGAAGGACATGGAGTGGGTAAAGGATTGCCCGGTACCCGAAGGCGAGGATTTCAGACGTATAGCTAAATTGTTCTAGGTTATGTTCAAGTTATTCATTATAATCTCCCTTTGCGCTATCATATCGCAGCTGATCGAGATAAAAGATAAATTATAGGCTTATGAAGAAAATCAAGTGGAAGGTTGTAGCGTTTGTGAGTTGGGTGCTCATGACGTTTCTTGTGATAGATGCTTGCTTTGAAGCAGTTAACAAGGCTAATACGATAGTGAACATTATGGGCATTCTCGGAATTAACCTTTGGATATTGATTTCAGTTGCGACAAATTGTTTAACATTCAAAAATAAGAAAGACAATGAAAAGAAAGATTAATCATTTGTGTGTGTTTATGCTGCTCGGTGCAGCGTTGTTTTCGACTACCTCTTGTAGTGAGCGTGTAGATGCAGGCTCTGAGGGTATCTTGGTGAACCTCTATGGTTCCGACAAGGGAGTAGATGATGTGAGTCTCGTTACGGGGCGTGTATGGTACAATCCTTTCACCGAGGAGGTGTACGAGTACCCTACCTATGTTCAGACTATCGACTATCCTGCATTCACCATCAACGCCAAGGATGGCTCGGAGTTCACCGTGGATCCTACCGTATCACTGAAGATGGTTGACGGCAATGCTCCAAGAGTATTCAAGAAGTACCGCAAGGGGCTGGACGATATTGTGAATGGTACTTTGTTCAACTACGTGAAGGATGCTTTCCGCATTCAGCTGAACAAATACACAACTGACCAAATCGTGAGCAATCGTGATTTGGTGGAGAAAGCCATTGAAGCCCAACTTAGCAAGGCTCTCGCCAAGGAACATTTCCACCTAGAGCAGCTTACTTCTGGATTGAAATATCCAAGCTCGATTGTTGAAGCTGTCAATCAGAAGAATAAAGCCATTCAGGAAGCGCAGCGTGCTCTCAACGAGGTAGCCGTGAAGAAAGCAGAAGCAGAGAAAATGCTTGTGCAGGCAAAGGCTGAGCGTGAAGCGAATGAGTTGAAGACTGCTTCTCTTACTCCTGCTATCTTGCAGAAGATGTGGATTGAGAAGTGGGATGGCAAGTTGCCAGTATATGGCAATGTTCCTCAGATGATGATGGTAAAGTAAGCTAATAGCCCTCTCTTCGGAGGGGGCTTTTAAATATATGCTTATGGCTAGAAGAAGAGAAGTTCGCAAGAAAGGTGTTTGCCACGAATCCTGCTGGGTGTATATCTGCATGTATGGCAAGAAGCGTGAGAAGCTATGTAGCTTCAGTTGCGTTGAAACTGGCAAGCCTTGCCGGAACTACATCAACGTGCGTTGGAAAATTCATCGCTACAGACATTACCACAAGACAAAGCCGAAGTTTCCAAACACGCTGGATGCATGGAAGAGGAGGGTTAAAGTTTTTTAAACAAATAACAAACAAGATTATGAAAAAGGTATTTCAACAGATAGACAAGATTGTTACCATCGTAAAAGTCTTGTGCATGGAGGGTAAAATCCAAAAGCAGACTTATGATGAGATTATATTATCCCTTGTGGACATGAAAGATGAGCTAAACAAGTTCACCATCACGGACCCTACTTCGGGCAAATCATTCAGCGGCATGGAGCAGTTTGTGAACGAGAGCATCAACTATACCGACTCTCAAACTATGCGCGAAGAGTTGTATAGAAGAGGTCCTAATGTTGATAATGTTAAGAAGGAGGACTAGCGTATGAAAGAGCAGGATATAGAGAAAGCTATCAAGCTCAAGGAGGATCTCGATAACGGGAGAAAGCTTCTGGAATTTGCGCAGAAGCCTTTTGTAGAGTTGAACGTGACATTTCATGAACCAGAAAGAAACGGAGATGTATTCTTTGTAAATCGTGTTCTTGGCGATGAAGTTATTGAAGAAATTAAAGGGAAAATTCTCGCCATCATCAAGGACAAAATTCATAACTTGGAGTCGCAAATAGAAAAGTTGTAGCGTATGACAGAAATGGATGAGATAAAGCTTGCGGCTTACAATAGCTACAAGCGACACATGAGAGTGTTCGGTAAGGGAAAGGATATTCTTTCCTTTGCCGAGTGGGAAAAGAAAGCGTGCGAACAATTAAAATAATAGTGTTATGGCAATAGTAAACGTAGATTTGAGTGAGTACGATGCAATACGCAAGCGTAACTCAGAGTTGGAAGAGCAGGTCAAGGAGTTGAAGAAGCTGAATGATTCCTTGAAGCAGGGTGCAAAGGTGATTCTTCGCAAGGAGACGGTTGTTGAGGTAAATGTGCCTCGCTCAAGGTATGGGAGATTTGAGCCAGGCTTCGATATGGAAGAAAAGCCAACCACGAGACGCACAATCGAGTCTTCTGAGTCTTATGTTAACTTCGAAGACGTCCGCTTGAAGGTTGAGAACGCTATGCAGGATGAGGTTAAGCGTAGTATCTACGACAGAGATTGCGAAAGACGAGCTTATGCTGATGAGAAAAATAAGCTTGACGGCAAGTACAACGGAATGAAGGCTGACCTCAAAAAGACGTACGAACAGAAGGAAAAAGACTTGGAAGCTGTTTATAAAGACAAGGAGCGTGATTTGCGTGAAAAGTACACAAGTATGACCGGTGAATTTGAAGCCAAGAGACTTCGCATTCTCAACAAGCTTCCAAAAATTGCTACTATGGCAACAGACTTGCGTGATGAATTGAATAAGTGCTTCTTCAAGCCTAAACTTGCCATTAAGCTGGCGAACGATATTATTGATTCTTCAACAAAGAAGGACTAGTGTATGGACAGACTGGCAAAGGCAATGGATAAGTATTTGTCCGATGCTACAAAGGTAACAGAGCAGCAAATGGTAAATTCCAAACTTGCTTCCAAGGCACTAGATATGGCTGAGCATCGTAAACGATTGTTGATTCTGAAAGCAAGAATGTTAAAATAAAAGGTTATGATTACACAAGAGACTTACGAAGCATTAAAGAATGCTAGAAAGAAACTCAAAAATTGGAAGGGTGATACTAAGAAGATGCTTTTCGAGGGGCAAGCACAAGATCTCTACGACCTTCTAGATACCACCATCCGAGAGTTTGAGGGTGAGAATGAAATGACCAATGTTCCCGATAGTATCTTCTTGGTGATAGGAGCAGATACGCCCGATGGTGCCGACTTCGATGAGTTGGATGAGGTGACTTGGAGTAAGGAGCGAGTATCATACAAGGATATTGAATATACTAGAAAGAAGTAGCGTATGAAAATTAGAAGTGCCAAGAAGATTCTGAATATTATGAAGAGAGGAACGGATGAACGTTACTTCGATTCAGAAGATGGAATCAAAGAAGATAGTAGGTTCTTACCTAGATTTGGATATCTGTACAAAAAAGCTGTAGTCAGATGGAATAAGGCAAATGCACCTAGTGCTAACGTCAGTGTGTTTCGTGCAATTTTGAGAAATTCAAAGGAGTGTAGTCGTTGTAAGCATTATGAAGGTAATGAGTTTGTCGGAAGATGTATTAAACTTCATGTTGATGCAGAAAGCAATGATTGGTGTGCCGGAGCGTTTTTTGTTAAAAAGCGAGGTAAGCATGAGAAAACTAATTAGCAAGAAAGTATATAAGGTGGAACGTCTTTGGTGCTACAAAAGATACTACGATGCCAACATCACTGGGCTGTTGTACTTGAAGACGAGAAAGTTCTTGTGGTGGAATTTGAAGCCAATCCTATACATTGAAGTGAAGGTTCCATATATTGACGAGCCTTTTTATGATGGCGAGTATGGTACAAATCGTCGCCTATCATCTTTGGAGGTGCAGATGAGAGCAGAAATGGAAGTTATTAAAGATAAGTTCCAAAGAAGATTAGACAGACTTGTTAAACAAAAAAGCAGAGCCTAGTGCCCTGCTTTTTTTCGTATATATAGGTATCAGCCTACAAGACTCTTGCGGTCTTCGGCTATCTTTCCGTTATTCTTCTCCAGGAGCATATCACGAAGCTCCTTGGTGATGCCCTCTTGTACGAGCAGCTTGACCTTTGCTTCTGCAAGTTCCTTCAAGAGCGCTTCATCGGTTGGATTGTCTTCCTCATAAAACATGGTTCCCTTGCCTCGTAGAAGCCAATCTGCCGACACGTCTATGTATGTGGACAGAATCTTATCCACAAACTCTAATGACGGCTCCTTTGTACCATTCAAATAGTTGTTCGTAGCAGCTGGTTTTGCACCGATTGCTTCTGCAAACCCCCTGTTAGACAGTCTGTAATGGTCTCTTATCACATTGATTCTGTCTCTTAATCCTTCCATAGCTATATGTTTATAAATGTGTAAATAGATAAATTAAATATAAAATAATGCCTATATGCTTGGCTAATTGCCTATAATTATATATCTTTGCATCCGTGATTCAGACAACGATTCATCGTTTCTTTATCATTTAATGTTTTACGTGTGCAAAGATAATAAAAAAGTATGGATAAAGTGGTATATAAACCGAAAATTTTGGTTAGAAAATCAAAAATCGGCAAAATAGCTAAGTCAGTCGGCTGCTGCAATGCGGCAGTTTACGCTGCAATAGCATATAAGACAAACAGCAAGTTAGCAGTTGATATTCGAAATGTTACTTGCAATAGGTTTGGTGGTATCCTCGTCAAGAAGTACCCTGAACTTGTGGAAGATTAAAGGAAGCCGTTCGGCTTTTAGATAAAAGTTGTGATTTAAAGCTAAGCCCCCATCCTGCGTGAGCAGGGTGGAGGTTGCCTGAAAGTATTACATTTCTATTTTATATTGATAATGTATAACGTATGATTCTTTTAAGTTCATAAAAGTTAAGCGAATCAACTTAGGCATTCTCGTTCGTGAGAATAGGAGTGTCAATCGGGCTTGAACCATCCGCTCGGTAGCGGAGGGAGACCTTAGGCACCAGTCAGCAATTTAGCAGGTTTTCTACAAGGGCGTTCAACTCGCTCCAAGCCCACACAAGTTTTTGTGTTTTGTTATTATAAAATGGCAATCGCAAAGCTATCCCATTGCCCCTTCGGTGGACATACGATCATTGACTTATTGGAAAAATTAAGCTGAAGGATATTAAGTCTTTATATAGGGTGAGCGAGGATGAAAGCAAAATAATAACTGATTGCTTGTTAGTATTACAAAAATCCTTCGCAAGCCCGAGCGGTGAGCATGGCTCTCAAATTCGTGGTAGCGCACGATGCCGCTATATTGCAGAATAGCTCAGTTGGTTAGAGCAGGCACGTAACATAATGAGTAAACCCTTAACATATTCTTATCAACCCGTGCGACCTGGTCGTGGGTTCGAGTCCCACTTCTGCAACTTTTCATATTTATTTAAAATTTAAATTCAAAGCAAGCCCCCGTTGTAGCGGCAACATATTGGGCGGAATATTAGTTTTTTGCATGTCATGGTTCCTGCCAGTCCGTGAGGATAGGCAGGTTATTTTCAAACTTAAAAACAATAGCGTATGCTTCAATTATTCACGACTCGGTCCTATCAAGAGCGAGTGGACGATATATACAAACAGCTCGAAAGGAATCCGTGGTGTCCGCTGGAGATTTTCGAGCTGAAAATCAGAAAGATTAATATGCTCAACTCACGTATCAAGAATCTCGCAGCAGACATGGGACGTGAAGAGGGCAAGTACAATACACTTTAATATATATAATAAGGTATGGTATTGAGAAAAAACAAGCCCCTGAAAAGGACTCCAATAAAGAAGACTCCTTGGGATAAGCCCAAGAAGGAGCAGGAAAAGAAGAAGGCTAAGGTCGGTCTCAGCAAGAGTAAGCTGAGAGATAAGCTTGATGCCGTCTTTTCCAAATATATCCGGTTGAAATACTCAGACGATAGAGGTAACTGCCGTTGCATCAGTTGCGGCAAGGTCTTCTATTGGAAGGATATTCAGAATGGGCATTATATGTCAAGACGATATATGTCCACCCGATTCAGCGAAGACAACTGCCGACCGCAATGTGTAGCCTGCAACATCTTCAATCAAGGTAATATTCAGATGTACCGCCGAGCGCTTATCAAGCAGATTGGCGAACAGAGAGTTGACTTGATAGAGGTTCGGGCAAAGCAGGAATCCAAGAACTGGTCTTTGTTTGAGTATAAGGCTATGATAGACTTCTATCAGAAGGAAGTGGATAAGCTTCTTGAAGAGAAACATTTAACAGAATAGATTATATATGAGTAAATTCGGTACAAAAATTAAAGTAGAGTTAGTGACGCATGGTTGTTTCCCGACAAAGGCGTATGAGACGGATGCCGCTTACGACCTTCATGTAGCAAAGGATATGGAGGTAACTCCTTACGCTCGCTATTACGTTCCGCTCGGGTTCAAGATTCAGCTTCCAGTCAATGTGAAGATGCTGATCCAGCCACGCAGCGGTATGTCGGGCAAAGGCATGCAGCTGGATGTGTATTTCCCTTCTTGGATGAAGGGCGGTCGCTTAGGCAAGGTAAGAGAGAATCTTGATGTGGTTCTCGGCTTGATAGATTGCGGATATGGCGAAGAAGTCCACGTAATCGTGAAGTCGGGAAGATGGAAGTGGAAGAATCGCATTTTGCGACTCCTCGGTTTCAAGTTCGTTCTCCCTTATAGCTGGCGCATTTGCCAGGGCGCCTTCACCTATGTTCCAGATGTCAACTTGGAACTTGGCAAGGTAACCGGCACACGAAAAGGGTTAGGTTCAACAGACAGTTAGTTAGTTGATTGTTTTCATATTAATGTGTTTTCCTGCCCATTTCTCGGGTAGCAACCGGGCGTGGGCAGGTTTTTAGAAAGGAAATCATGGGTAGAAAGAATATCAGACAAAATTACTTCAACCAAATCAGAAAGGTTACCGAGGAGGTTGACAAGGCAGGAGAGCACGGCAAGCATTTCCGCTGCATCATCCTCATGGGTGATGCCAGCACCAAGCAGGGCTTCTCCTTTCTCCACGCCTCAGATGGAGATTTACAGCAGCTCCTTCTCCAAGCTATGCGCAACAGCAATGCGTTCACCTATGCAGCCGCTTGCGCATTCGAAGCATACGATAAAGAGCTGAGAGAGAAACAAGAACAGAATAAAGATAAGAAAGATGAAGAAGATAATCATTAAGAAACTGAGACTGCTCAACTTCTGTGGCATCCGTGATGCCGAGTATGAGTTTAGCGAGAAGCTTACCATCGTGTCGGGTGGCAACGGACGAGGAAAGAGCACGATTGCCAACGCAATCATGTATGTTCTCTTCGGTACGGATATAGCAGGAAATTCGCTCGACATCAAGACCTTCGACAAGAATCACGAGATTGTCAAGGAGATTCCTCACGAAGCTGAACTCACCCTGCTTGTGGATGGCGAGCAGGTTGTATTGAAGCGAACACTCACCGATTCTTGGAAGGGCAGCGAGTGCAAGAACACCTACAAGTATTATGTGGATGGCGATGTTGCCACGGCAGGAGACTTCAAGAAGGTAGTAGAAGGCATTTGTCCTGATTCCGTTTTCCGCCGCATTTCTTCGGCAACGAATTTCTGTAGTCTCCCTTGGCAGAAGCAGCATGAACTGTTGGAATCACTTGCTGACCAATATACTACGCTGGATATTACGAAGGGCGATGAACGATTCGATTTCGTGGTAGAAGAACTCAAAAAGAAGTCGATTGCCGACCTCATCCATCATATCAAATACAAGCGCAAGGAAGTGCAGAAGCAGTTGGATGCCGTTCCTATCCGCTTGGCAGAACTCGGTAAGTCTCTGCCCGAAGCGCTGGATTGGGATGCCTTATCTACCGAGAAGTCGAATCTCAACGACAAGCTTGTGGAACTCGCCAACAAGATTCAGGCTATCCGTATTGGTGGTGCCGACAAGGTAAGATATGATGGAATCCTAAAGAAGATTGAGTTTGCCGAGAAGCGCAAGCGCAATATGGAGCAGGGAGCCATGAATCTCGCTACCGAGCAGGCTACCAAGCATCAGAGCGATGTGATTACTGCCAATATCGCAGTAACGAAGGCGCAGAGTCTGGTTGATGATCTTAAAGCAACGATGAGGGGCTATACCGAATCGGAGATTCACGCCAAGGATAAGAAGGAAGAGTGCGAGCGCAAGGTGGCGGACATCAACAACTGGCTTGATGAACTCTCTAAATCCCGATGGAGCTGGAATGCCGAGGATGGCATCTGTCCTTATTGCGGTCAGCCGCTTCCGGCAGAAGATGTTGAGCGTATCAAGAAGGAATCCAAGGACCGCTTCAATGAACACAAGTCTAACGCATCGAAGAAGATTCAAGAGGAGTTCAACGGCATTCAGCAGGAATATACCGATGCAAAGAATATCCTTGAGAAGCTTGACAACGACCGAATGGTTACAACCAACCAGCTGGTGAAGGCTAACAAGACTCTCAAGGAAGCTGAGTTCAAGAAACGGGAGGTGGATGCCGAGAAGCCGAAGACCTACGAGCAGATTCTTGCCGAGAAGGAAGAATATCAGCAGGTAGTGAAGGAGATTGCCGACTTGCAGGCTGAACTTAATGAGCCATCCGTTAATTCGGACGAGAACACAGAAATGATTATAGGATTGGAGAAGGAGCGTGAGCCTATCGGCACAAGATACAACGAGGTACTGGAACTCCTTGCCACCAAGGAGACCTATGACCGCATTTCCGAACTTATCGAAAAAGCGAAGCAGGACAAGGAATCATATCAGAATCAGCTGGATGAACTTGATGAGAAGCTCGACCTGGCAAATGAGTACAACAAGAAGTCGTGCCAGCTGCTCGAAGAGAATGTGAATGGACACTTCTCATACGTCAAGTGGTCGATGTTCCGACAGGATCTTGAAGGCAATATGCAGCCATATTGTGAGTGCTATCACGATGGTGTGCCTTATAGCCGACTCAATGGAGCCGCCAAGGTGAATGCAGGAATCGACATCGCCAACACCTTCTCTAGATTCTATGAGGTATCAGCACCGATGGTGCTCGATGAATGCGAGAGCGTGAACCACCCAATCTATTCGGGCGACCAGCAGCAGATTCGGTTGAAGGTAACCACCGATGATGAGTTGAAATTTGAATATCCATCCCTTGCGGTTATGGAGTAAAAGAAGTAGAATTTATTAAAAATATAAATCATGGCAGAAAATATTAAATTGACAGCAGAGGTAGATAAAGACCTTGTAAGGGGTATGCTTGCATTTGGTGGCGGTCTGAAAGACAATACACCATCAAGCATCGTAAAAGAGTGGATTAACGAGCATGATAGTGTAGAGCTTCCTGCTAGCGTAATTAACGATGTCCCAGAAATGGGAGCGGCAATGGCAACGCTTGTCCTTTTGGGGATTTCGAACGAACTTAAAAAAGATAAGGAGAAGTAATCATGGCAGAAACAGCAGTAGCAAAGCAGCCTTCACAGAAGGCACTAGCAGTTAAGAACTTTCAGGCGGTAATGAACAATAGTTATTACCAGACCCTGTTGCAGAACACCTTGAAGGAGAATAAGGGAACCTTCACCACCAGTTTGATGGAGCTGGCAACATCAGATGAAAAGCTTCTACAGTGCAATCCTAATGCGCTCATGGCAGAGGCGCTGAAGGCAGCATCCCTGCATCTTCCGCTCAACAAACAGTTGGGGCAGTGCTATATCCTTCCTTTCAAGATTCATGGCGTGATGACTCCTACACTGGTAGTGGGAACCAAGGGTTATCTCCAGCTGGCAATGCGTACTGGTAAGTATGAGACCATCAACTCCGATGTGGTATATGAGGGCGAGCTGAGAGGTTATGACAAGGTAACCGGTAATCTTGATTTGTCAGGCATTCGCACCTCAAATGTTCCGATTGGCTACTTCGCCTACATGAAGATGAAGAACGGATTTTCCAAGCTTCTCTATATGTCGCTTGATGAAGTCTGTCTCTATGCCAAACAGTATAGCCCTACCGTCAAGTTCAGCGACAAGGTTACACCGGACACCTTGAAGGAACTGGCATTAAAGCAGGCTGCATCGGGAGTAAGTGATGGAGTGGGTTGGAATTCCAACTTCGAGAGTATGGCGCTGAAGACCGTGCTGAGAAGACTCCTCTCAAAATGGGGTGAGCTTTCCATCGAGAATAACGATATCCTCAACATTGACGAAGCCCCTTCTGCCGAGCAGCAGCGAGACGAGGAGTTTGCCGAGGCAAAGGAAGTAATCGTGGTTGATCCTGAGACAGGCGAACCCAAGCAGCCAGCTGGTGAGGATCCAGAGGCTCAGACCGAAACCAAGAAGTTTAAGTTGAGCTAGTATGAAGCTAATCATTATCGGTTCTTCATCAAAAGGAAATTCGTATGCCCTTCAATCAGATTCGGGAGAAATCCTGCTGATTGAAGCAGGCATACCCTTGAAAGAGGTGAAGAGAGCTATCGGGTATAAGACGAGCAAGGTAGAGGCATGCTTGTGTTCTCATCGGCATTCAGACCATGCCAAGTATATCAAGGAATATGACAAGGCTGGAATTGTAGTTTATTCCAACGCTAACGTATCGCAGCATTTCCCTAATTGCGTAAGAACTTTGGGTTGCGAGTGTACTCATTGTTTTGGTGAATTTAGTGCCACACCTTTTTTTGTAAAGCATGATGAGGATGCACCAAATTACGGCTATCTGATTCATCATAAGGAAATCGGCACCATCTTCTTTGCCACGGATTGCTACAATCTGCATTTCGTTATCCAAGGTTGCAATACCTATCTTACAGAGTGTAACTATTCGGATGAACTCCTAGACAAGGCAGTAGCAGAAGGCAAGACTCCACGAAGTCAGGCTGATCGTGTTCGCTTATCCCACATGAGTCTCGAACATGCCGTTTCGTGGTTGCAGGATTGCAAGGCAGAGCAGTCAGCCCACCAGATCATCCTCATTCACGGTTCCGCCCGACACCTCAATCCAATCATAGCAGTAAACAAGTTCCAACAGGTAATAGGCGTACCAACGTACTATGCCAAGAGTGGAGAAATCATCAATCTTATTTGATATGGCAGTATTCAAGAATTTAAACGACCCTCGCAGCTATATGGCTGCATTGAAGGAGATAGAAAAGGCTAAGTCAGCAGGCTATAGTTTGGAAATCAAGAAGTTTCATCCTATAGCCACCGACCAGCAGAAAGCTTATCTCAACTTCATCATCACGTATCTATCGGGGCAGATAGGGCAGACGTTCTATCAGACTCTCAGTGAGATTCAGAAGAATGTAGCCCCTCACATCTTCATGACTGGCGAATATGATTCTAAGGGCTATCCAAGATTCAAGCCCCTTGGTTTCCTCGATACTGCAGAAGCCTCATCGGTAATCAGAAACGTTGCCGACTATGCCAACTGCATAGGCTTTCCGCTTCCCGAGCAGGATGATGAGCTGGCAAAGAAGTATTGTCAGATGGATATAGACTCCAACAAGGGGTGGGTATAACTCATAAAAAAACTACAAGCTTATGAAAACATTAAAGGAAATCCATGCCGAGGCAAACAGATATGCCCCCGACAACGAAGCCTTGCGTGAAGCATTCGTGAATGGTGCAAGATTCATGGCAACCGGCAAGTATTACAAGGAGAAGCCGATGTTCCCGAAAGAAGAAGTGAAATCGGTAGCGTTGCGGTTGCCGGTAGCTTTTGATGGAAGTATCGTGATACCAACCTTCCAAGACTTTTGGGATGCTTATGCGTATAAGAAAGGTCGCAAGAAAGCCGAAGAGAAGTGGAATAGGATGAAACCTCACGAACAGATACTTTGTATGCAAGCCGTTCCTGCTTATGTGGCGAACACGGTTATTCCAGGTTCCGTATCAGATGGTTCCAGAAAACAATATAGAATGCACCCTCTCACTTATCTGAACGGAGCAAGATGGGAGGATGAAATTTATCCAGTACAGAGCAATGAGCAACAGAGAGCAAACAATCTTGCAGCAAAGGCTGCAAGAATCCTTGGTTCCGATTATCAAGGATAAGCCGGACTATATTCGCCCTACTTCCTTCGCTGATGCCTGCACCAAGAGCAGCACCACTTTGCTTTCCGCCCGCATGCAGAGAGGATTGCCTAGTCTTGTAGGCTGGGTCAAGGGCAAACTGATAGAACTCTTCACCTATCTCGGAGTCTTCGACATCGTTACGGAGTATCAGGTTCAGATGCTTGCCGCAAGAATCTGTGCCAAGTATCACTATTGGACCACCACCGAACTGGACTATGCCTTTGTTACCATCATGGATGGAAAGTACAGCAAGCTATTCCAGCACAAGCACGATGATAACAATACGACCATCAATCCGCAGGATATTATCGAAGCGCTCAATAAATACGATCAGGATATGCTTGCAGAGCGTGGAAGGCAGGACGATGAGCGCAGAAGGGCAGAGGAAATCAGAAAAGCAGCCGAAGAAGCGAAGAAGCCTCTTGGCTTGGAAGGCTGGAAGGTCTATTGCGAGAAGAACGGTCTGGATCCTGCCACCCATCGCATTCAGTCGGTAGATATGAGTCAGCATGATGTTAATCAGGTGCTCTACAAGACCGAAGAAGAGCGGAAGATGGCAGAACGGAAGTTCTATCGCCAAGACAGACGTAAAGAACAGAAATAATTAAAACGTAACAAACTTATGAATACATCACAGACAGACATAGCTATCGTAACAGCTATCTTATGGTTGATGGCTATCGTAGTCGTAGCCTACGACCGCATCAAATATCGCAAGTACTACGCCTCAAAAAGCAAGCTTGTAGTGCTTCGCATCAACAACGCCGCAGTCAGAGAGGTGTTATCACAGAATGGTATCAAGCTCTGTCAGTGTGCCTACTACAACACAAACCGCTATCTCTACACCATAGAGGGCGATCACATTTGTGGCTTCACCGAATCATGCACACATCTGATAGAAGATGCCGTCAAGCACCATCAGGAAGTGATAGATTGCGACATCAACGTCAACCGCTTCGTGTATGAAATTCAGAAGCTACAGAAAGAGTTTGGGACTAAAGAGGAGAAGTAGATATGATAGATCCAAAGGTTATAGAGAAGTTGTCACATCTTGGTGATGCAACAATACTTCGACGGTTGCCATATAGTGAAAGAACCTTTTTTGAGTATGGCTTCCAGCGTGGGTATAATCGGGCTTTGAAGGACTTATGGCATCCAAATACAGAAGAGCCAGATAAGAGCAAGAGCGATATTATTACCCTTGGTTTTGATAACGATGCTTATCTACAATTTAAAGAATCCATTCTTTGGAAAGAGGAATCTTGGAGACATTCGATTAGCAGATGCCAAATCATCAAGTGGGCTTATTTATCTGACATACTGCCAAAGCAGGAAGGAGGTGAACAATGAAAACATTTGTCTTTGATGTTATGCTCAACGGAAGATTTGTCTGCACGTTAAAGTATAAATATTGTGCGCTCTTCCCGGTAGATTTTGAAGATTTAATAAAGTTCGTCCTCAAAAAGAGACCTACTTTGAAAGGTAAGGATTTTAGAATTGCGTTTTAAGGAGTAAAGCGTATGGTACAGAAAGAATTTAGAAAACCACCTCGTTATATGGTGGGCGATATAGTTTATAGTCACGGATTTATTTGTATTGTCTGTAGCGTCTATCCGTTCAGTATAGATTATTCTTATGACCTTAAAGCTATTAGCGGTAAGAGTTTGGGTAAGATTTGTCAAAGTGATATTATGCACGTTCATATTTGGGAAGAGTTTCTTAAAAAGAATGGATGGACATACTATCGCTCTGATGGAGAATGTCTTGGATATACGTGGTATAAACACCAAGAATACCCCTTCATTTTGAAATATAATAATTTCTTGGGAATTTGCGGAGTTTCTTTCAATGACGGAAAAGACTATGCTGTTATGATAAAAGGTGTAGATGAACTCCAACATATTCTTTATGGCTTGCAATTAGATAGCAATTTAAAAATATAAACGTATGGATAAGTTAGAATATATTCCAGGAGATTTGGTAATGACTAATGGAGTACCTTTAGGCACCTCTAAGAATGTTGTTTACCGAGTAACATCATCAGACCCATCAAAGACTTTGATGTTGGACGATGGAACGGTTATGAAAGGTGTTGTTCGCTTAGAGAATCTTGAAGGTGTTGAATTTGGAGACAAAGGTTATCTCTTCGGAGATTGCTGTGCTTGGGTTAAGGATATTGTTCCTATCCCTCTTACTAAATTCATTATAAAAAAGAATGGATGGGTAGCATATGAAGCTGATTACATTAATGCTAGTTGTCATATAAGATTATCAAGAAGATTTGAGGAATACTCTGCCTACAAAGCTTCGCATTATAATACTGTATGGCTAGGATACGTAAGAAGTGTTTCCGATTTACAACATCTTCTCTTCGGTCTAGGTCTTAACTCGGAAATGGAGGTGTAGTATGAGTATAGCATTATCAATCATATTCATAGCTATAGGCATAGCATTTATGTATGTAGGCATAAGAATTTGCAGATATGTATGGTTTGCTCATGAATGGCTGCTTGTTTTTGCAATAGGCTTGTGTCTTGTTTTTATGGCTATAAAACAATTAATGGAGGTGTAGGTATGAGTGTAGCAACACAAGTAAATCACCATTGTCCTTTCTACGGAAGAAAATGTTACCAATGCGGTTATTGGAATGGTAGAGGAAATGAATGTGAGATAATAACTCATCAAGACAGAAAGATTTGATGTTTAACCGCCTTCGGGCAAAAAATAAAGAATATGACAAAAGAAGAATTAGAAGCAAAGGTGTCAATACAGAAAGACATCATCAGTAAGGCAAAGCGTCAGATTTGTAAAGACGTGGAAGAGTATATTGAAAGTCTTCCATTCAAAGTTGACGATAAGATTAGTTGCATTCGATGTGATGTTTGTTGGATTTCCAGTATTACACCTAATATAAGTGGAGTCCCTAGTTTAGTCGAAATCAGAGTCAACCCTGCCAAGAAGGATGGTACTCGTTCAAACAGGGTATTTGTACTAAATGGTTACAACAGAGAAAATATCAAGAAGATTGATTAACCATCCCTTATGGGATATAAATAGATAGTAATATGAAAGCAAGTGAGTTGATAGAGTATTTAAAATCTTACATTGACATCACGGGTGGAGATTGTGAAATGCTTGTATTTGACAAAGCAGAAGGTGTTTCTTATGATATTAAGAATACTTTTACGGATGGCGATAATGTGTTTCTGCACATTTCATCTGATAAATACACAACGAAGACACCAGAGTAACTAACAATCCTGCAAAGGATATAAATAAGTAGTAATATGGACTTAACAAAAGAACAGAAAGAAATATTTTCTAAAATCGCTGATATTAAACAGGTCATTCTGTCAAACCATTTTGATATAAGTGATTTGACAGAACAGTTGATTAGCACTCTTCCTTTCAAGGAAGGCGATATTGTGTTATATTATAAAGATGAGCCTTATATGGTTAGCAAGATTGAGCCTTGGGACGAAGGAATGGACACTGATCATACATATCGTTATTATGGCAATATACATCTGGTTCTTAACAAAATATGCAAGGATGGCCATCCATCTAGAAGAAACCAAGATACATGGCTATTAACTTCTACTGATATCGAGAAGTTTAAACTTGCAGAAGATGGCAAGACAATCCGTTTGTAACATAGTTTAGTAACCATCCTGCAAAGGATATAAATGTAAGTAATATGATAACGGAGAAGATATTAAAAGAGCTTGGATTTGAAAGGCATCCAGCCCTTAGAAGTACAGAATTTTGGGATTTATGGTTATCTGATAATACATATAACGAGAAAGAGCATAAATTTAATAGGGTTCTTTATATTAAAGTAGATTTTTATGATACTGATAATTCTTGGTATGCTAGTAGAGATAACTATATTAAAGATGGTAGTTGTAATGTTAGATTAGGATTAGGTCCAGGTGGTCCACATGATTGTTCTGAAGAATTTCCTTTGCTTAGGAGATTAAAAGATGCAGAGAAGTTAAAAGCATTAATAGAAATTTTAAAAGGAGGATAAGCAATAAGTGAAGTTAAATGCAATATGGCACAAGAAGGATGGATATGCCCTAGATGTGGAAAGGTAAACGCACCTTGGGTAATGCAATGTTTCTGTAACAGGAACACTCATATATTACCTAAAGTTGGCGCTCCTTATTATGAAGGAGACCAAGCAACGTGTAATACAAAAGAGGATAAGCAATGAACAAAGAAAAAGCCATTGAGAAAATACAATATGCTGCAATGCAAGTTGCTTCTGTATATGCTTGCTCTGTTATCTTTGATGAAAAGACAGAGGTAATAGAAGGCAGACTGAAAGAACTTGAAAAAGCGATTGTCAATTTGCATGATGCAATTAAAGAGTTGGAGGATTGAGTATGGTAAATATTATAAAAGATAAAGAAGAGGTTAAATCTGTGATGAATATTATACAAGCATTCGCAGATGGTAAAACAATACAAGCAATAGACCCTTATGACGATGAATGGTGCGATCAAACAAAACTTAATTTTGAAGCACTATTTGAGGGGCAATACCGAATCAAGCCAGAGCCTACCTACAGACCTTTCAAGGATGCAGAAGAGTGCTGGAATGAAATGAAAAAGCACCAGCCGTTTGGGTTTACGAAGTTTAAAAATGCAAAAAGTGGATATTATATGGTTACGTTTATCGCAAGAGGTGCAATAGTTGGCATGAATAATACTCCATTTAGTTATGAAGATATATTTGATAGTTATACCTTTGCTGACGGTACTCCATTTGGTATAAAAGAGGAGGAATAGTTATGGCATGGGTAGCAAAGAATAAAGATGGCTCTGAAACAATTTATGAAGTCAAGCCATACAAACGCAACGATGAGTGGGTATCACGGAAAGATGGTTGGGAAAGACCCTATCAATACTTTAATATTCCACAAGGTAGTATCAAGAAGCTCATTGGAAGAGAATTATCTTTTAGCGATGAGCCAGTAGAACTTAAAGAAGAATAGTTATGCTTACATCAGACGAATTATACAAGATGAAACATTGCATTGGCTTAGATTGGAAGAATCCCAAAAAGGGTGTTTATGAAGCCTATCGCAATGGAGTGATGTATTATGATGAGCCAGATACCTTATGGGATTCCTTATGGTCAAAAGGATATGCTAAAAGAAGCATTCAGCCTTATGGTATAGGGGCTCCTCGTGATATATATTATTATAGTGTAAACGAAAATGGGTTAAAAGAAATGGAAAAGTATTTAGGTATCAAAATTAAGATTTTAAGATAGCTTATGAAAGTAGAAAATATCAAGTTCAAGGCAAAGAGTACCTTGGATGGAGCTTGGGTACAAGGTGATTTAGTACATAATGAAAATGGAACGATTAGTATATTAAGAAATGGATTTTATGTATCAGAAGTTAACCCTTCTACAGTCTGTCAGTTCACAGAATTGAAAGATTGCAAAGGCAATGAAATTTGGGAAGAAGATATTCTACAGGATGTTGATTATTACTATAATCAAGTACGTTGTTATTTTTGCTGAAGGCACATTCTTGGCACGAAAGGAAGGTCTATATACAGGTATTCCTCTTCATGAATGTATAGGTGATTCGGGCAATATAACTTATGCAAAAGTTGTTGGCAATAAATTCGATAAGGAGAAATAGTGTATGAGAATACAAACAGCATTGAATGATAAGCTCAAAAAGTATAGTTCGCATCACGCATTTATCCCAGATTGGATACATAATTGTGCAGAATGGGATGATTGTAACATTCTTATCGAAAAGTTTGAACATAATAATAAATAGCGTATGAAGATTAGATTGGCAAAGAAGATAATGAAGCATAAATGTACTTTCCTCGATTTAGAAGAGAAGTACAAAAAGAAAGGGTATAATGTCAAGTGGTTGCTTGCATGGGCATCTTACGATAAAAGAAAGATGTGTCGGAATGCCTTACCATTCGACCACCGTATCACCAAGGCGATAAGTTTAACTAAAAAGAAATAATGGAGGAAAAGTAATATGGAAGCAGGACAATTATTAGTGCTATTGTTGTCGTTTTGCGCTTTAGCATTACATATCAAGAATCGTAGAAGAAAGGGTTAATTATGAACAAAACAGATTTACATTCATCATTACTCTTCCTAATGCTTAAACTGGAAGACGCAAAGAGCAACCCGATGCTCGATAAGAACTTTGTCTTAGCATTGACGGAAGTGCTCAGATATTTCCGTGATAACGGAGAGTTAAAGAAAGCCTATGAAATCAAAAAGGATTCATTGGCAAACATGGCTAATAGCCCTTGGGTGAAACTGATAATGGGTATGCTTACCTCAAAAATGCAAGCAGATAAGGTAGATGCCAAACTGCCAGATGTTGATGCCCTTATAAAGGAAAGTACTTCTGATGAGTTCATCGAAAAGAAAATCAAGGATATTCTTGGAGAGTAAAACAATCAATCCCCACCTAGCTTCACAGCCGGGTGGGGATTTTTAGCTAAATAAACAACGTCTAACCTATAAAAACAAAAACCTAAAATTATACCTAAATCAACTTATCTACGAACTTATCCAAATCCTTTTCATACCAAACAAGTTCGGTCCAGCCCTTGCGCTTCTTACCCTTCGGGATCCTGCCTTCTTTCACAAGCCGGTCAAAGGTAGCCCTGGAAACTTGGACGTATTCGCACGCTTCCGCTTTACTGATCGGCTCGTCCTTGTTGGCAATCTGATGCAGGAAATTCAGCATCATCGTGTTCTGCTGCTTATTCGTCAAACATCGCCCCGACTGAATCCGCTCATGAAATTCCATCAGGAGCGAGTCTATCATTTGGAGTTCTTCGCTAATCTTTCCCATAAGCTAGCACTTTTTATTGTGATACCAGAAGGCAAAGCCGATGGCACATACAGCCAACAGGAAAAGAAATCCGATATAGCATCTTCCCAGTGTCATTAATCTCAGCTCACTCTTGGTAAGCTGCCGCTCAACTGGTACTGGCACGGAAACAGAATCACGCTTGAAGATGGTATCAAGCTTCACCTTATATATATTGCGGTATCGGTCCCGATAGGCAATCTTGCTTATCACTACGGTATCACCCTTCTGATACACATACACCGAATCCTTCACATACACACTATCCGTCTTGGCGATAGTGTCACTTCTCACAATATACTCAGTATGATACTCAGGAACCTTCACATACTCCTTGGTCTTGCAGCCAGTGAATGCCAGCAGGATAACTCCAACCACCAAACCGATGCCAGCCCATTTCCAAAATCTTATGTCATACCACTTCATACGCTATAGATTTTTATATTCCTCTTTCGCATTAAAACAAGGGCACATCTTCTTCCACTTCGACTTGTCTGCCCCCCAAATATCACGATGCCCCATAATCGCCGCATTCGGATATTTCTTCTTCAGCGTTTTAAGCAGGGTAACCAGCGCATCCTTCTGCTCATTGGTTCTGTTGTCCGCAGCCTTACCCTTCGAGTCGATACCGCCTACATAGGCAATATTGATGGCAGTGGAATTATATCCCTTCACACCGTTGCTAACCATTTCTACCGGCAGCATCTGGTGAATGGCACCATCCTTGGTAATCACATAATGATAGCCGGGGTTCTTCCAACCCTTGCGCTTAAACTCATCCCAAAGCTCCTTCACGCCCCATTTCTGGGAAGAGGCAGTACAGTGAACGAAAATTCTCTCAATCAGTCTCATACCTTACCCTCCTTCTCCTGCTCCTTTAAAACTTTAGCAAAAGCCTTAGCCAAATCATCTTTGTTGTCAAGGATGATGCTTATTGTCTTTTCCTGCTTACGAATTTCAGCCTTCTTCCAGCTCTTTTCTCTGATGCTTACGAACTCGCAGAACAAACAATATCCTGTCCAAATTATCGAGAAAGCAGGGAATGGTATAATCTCGCATGTAATCAAGTCGATACACATTGTTGCAATTAAAGGCAAAAAATACTTCTGTGCCTTATCGCAAGTTTTCTTATATCCCTTACTTGTTGTAGCTTCTCCGTTTTCCTTCGCTTTCCTGACTCCAAGGAACAGATCTACACCCATCGAAATGATAAGAGCACCCATACAGATGGCAAAAATCAACGCCGTCTTGTATAGGTGCTCTTGCAAAAATGTATGAATAATCTCTGTCATATATACCATTAATATTGATTAATGGCGCAAAGATAAGTGGTTTTCAGATAGCTTTTTCCGTGTTTCCGTCTAACTGTTCATGTACCACCAAATTTTATCGGTGGGGTGATTGGTTGACTCGTCGCAGAGGAAACTCACTGATAGTTCGGAGATTCTCTTCTTCAGGGTCTCTTTGCTTCTCGACCATTTACCAATCACATCAATGTTTTCTGCAAACATCTTGTTCATGGTCACGGCAAAATCCCACATCGTGTAGTCGGGAATCATCCAAGCCTGCTTGTCGTACTCCTCCTTCACTTCCTTGTAATCGAAGAATGGGGCGTACTCCTTGGTCACATCATCCTTGAAATAATAGATGTTGGCGATGCAGGCTCTCCCCAGCTCCTCATCAAAGTGATGTCTTCTTTCCATCCAGTACAGAAGGTTTCTCTGTACCATTCTTTCTTCTTCTTCCGAAAATCCGCATTCTCCATTCTGAAACATCTGGAATGCGGCATTTGCTACGTGTGATAGCGATCTTGATAAATCCATAGGCATATAATATTAATGTAAAAATGATAAATACATGGTGCATCTCCAACTGCTCGGGAGTGATGAGCCAGTGCTGATAATACAATCTGATAGCGTTGATACCGAAAAAATAAAAGAACGGAATACGGAATATCCAGCAGTATCTGAAGAAGAAACTCACTGGTATCATGCAGATTGGCATATACACGTATGCCAGAAAGTAAATCCAGATGATACAATTTCCGTTATCAGCCGTATTAAGTACGGTAGGTCTTGGATAACGCCCATAGTCCCAAACTCCATACCAGTGCCCTAGCATCAGCGGTATGGGTGCCCATTTTGCCAGGAGTTCATAGAATCTCCAAATTTTGCGGCTCAGCAAACCTTGCAGAACCAGCTCTTGCTCTTCTTCTGAAAGAGCGTTGTTAATACTCTTTTTCATTTTTGTTTCAATTTTATGTTGATATCGTTGATCTAGTTGCTGTTTCTTAGAAAACGGTAGCTAAATGTTTTAGTCGGTGCAAAGATAAAAATATTCCTGCACAAAACCATAAAAAGTGAGCAAAATATTAAAATATATTATTTATTTGGACGTATTCTAGATAATTCGTACCTTTGTAGCACGATTTAACGAATAAAGCGTATGACGAAAACCAATTATAGTTTGACGGAAAAGCAACGGGAAGACCTGATGAAGACTTATCGTGAGGTAGCACCCACCTGCCACACCGCAAAGGAGGCGTGGGCGAAGATAGTATCTCATCCCGCACCGAGATATTACGTGAATCCCAAACAGGCATTCGAGAAGCTCAGAAAGATGGTGGTAGGCGATTTCTCTGAGGTGGATGCCATGACGGAACCGAGAAGGAGAATGTACTATTCTCTGTTCGATAGATTGAACGCAGTATCTCAGAAGAAGGAGTTTATCGGGCAGTCGCTCCATTTCATCTGCCAGTTTCTGGTAGGAGAGCCAGCCCCCGAGTTCTTTCTGTCTCCTCGTTCAGCAGAGGATATTTTCTATAATTGCAAGCGATATGGGAAAGGTTACAGGGATGGTAAGCATGAATAGTTTCAGATTGAAGGCGATTCTTTCGTTCATCTGTATCGTTCTTTGCACTTGGCATATAGGCTTCTATTACAGATGCCCCTGGGAGAATCATCTACTGTACAGCTTCTTCCACGTCAATGGTTTTCATCTTGCCATCAATCTGCTGGTACTCTGGCAGATCAAGGGCAGGATTTCGCCTGTCAAGGCTTTTGCGGTAGCCGTAGCAGCAAGTTATCTGCCGATGTTCGTTACCGAGCCAACGATGGGTTTGTCTGGGTTCCTCTTTGCCGTCTTCGGTGTGATGTGGGGCAGGACTGGACGATGGAAAGATGCAATCAGGAAGGCTGGACCCTTCATCCTCTTCACGATGCTGTTTGACAACGTGAACGGATGCCTCCACCTTTATAGCTTCGTCATAGGTTATTTGATGGAATGGTTCATAATCTACATAGAACGGAAACGTTCAGCATAAGTTTGTTAGTGTTTAAATGTCGAAGGCGACTGCTCATCACGAGTAGCCGCCTTCTTGATGTTATCAAACTTATGGAAGGATTTATCTTATCTTGTCTTCCCTTCTGCTCTGGGTCTCTATGATGGACCCGGCAAAGGAATCGCTTGCCTTGAAGTTCTTGAAAGAATACTCCAGCTTGAAGTACTTCCACGGCTTGCCGAAGAGACTCTTCAGCGCAACCCAGTCCTTGCCGTTGTTGGATCCATAGACCGTTACACTTACCGTGCCGGCATCAGAATCGAAAAGATGCTTCAAGCCCCTCAATGATTTCAGAATGGTAGAGCCGCCCAGTTTCAGGGGTCGGGTAGTCATTACGCAGTCATAGTCGTTGGCATCATCCTCTGCCAATGGAATATTGGTAAGGGAGTAAACGGTACTATCATCAAACTGCACAAGATTGTCGGGGTAGTTGTTGGCTACCGTTCTACAGAAAATCTTGCTGCTGGTATAGTTGTGGGAGATAGAGAAAATCTTATCCACCATATTATATACATAGTGATAGCTGGTCTTCTTGTTGAATATTCTCAGCAGCGAAGCCTTGTAGTCGTAGGCTATCAGACAGTTCTCCAAGAAAGTCTTGAAAGGTAGGAAGTTGCTTGGCAATCCTCTGTTCTTTCCACCGCTCAACTGCCCCGATACGCAAATCGCCTCACCGCCCGATGTTGCCATCAATCCCTTTTCGGAAGTGAAGTAAACCACCTTGTCGGTAGGGGTAATGGAATCAGCATTATTACAAACCTCTCTGGATATAGGGTGTATGCTGGAGTAAAGACCCTCGGCATTCACGCTCATGGCATAGATGCCTTCATCGGTAAAGACGAGCAGAGGATATTGACCGAACTGACCCTGACTTACCGCCTCCGTGTTAGCCACGATACCGAGAATCTTACCAGTACCCACGGTGTTATCGCCCGATGCCTCAAACACAAACGGATTGTTCACTACCGAAGTGAAAATTTGGGAATCAAGATATTCGGGCTGATTAAGGTTCTTGACCAGTTCTATCATTTCATCTTCGGTGATACTTTCAAATTCCGCATCACCTTCAGCTGACGGAAGATTGGTGAACGAATAGGAGCCGTTCAACATTGGGTGTATGGTTAATGGAATTCTAAGATATTTCTCGCCCGAATAAAGAATGATTTCCGTAGCGTTTGGGTCTGGATAATAAATCCATCCACGCAGGAACGACTTATTCACAGAAGCGACATTCATCGCCCAAGTGTCAGAAGTATTTGTTACGATATGGGTGTACATATAGTAATAATCGTCTCCAGTCAAGTCTCTTCCTGTAAAATTCGAGAAACCACCAAATGGATAGCGCAACAATCCGATAGCTTGAAGTCTGCCGTTATAGGTGTACAGTCTTTCTGCTGTAGCCTTTGCCCATCCGTAATAATCATCAACATTCAGTTGGGTTTGTGTCGTAAGATTCTCAACAACTCCTTTCGCAATGAACATTCTATCTCCGTCCTTTATTCCGTTAACCGAGTAATGCCAGTTTCCATCCATAACCTTATCCGATGCCTTGACAGAAAACAGTTTGTAGAACTGTGATTTTGTCAGCAGTTCATCTATGATTTCCTGGTCCGTTTTATATTCCGGCTGAATTTCACTATGTACAGTGATGGTCTGAGAAGCCATCGCTTGCTTGTCGTAGTTAAACGGAAGCTCTCTATATTTGTCGTAGCCGAAATTAGCGGAAGGCTTCATATAGGTATCGTTTGGGGAAACTAATTTCCAACCGCTATCTAAACGGAATGGCAGGACCTGATCAGAAGCAAAGACTACGATTTCCTTGATGATGTCTCTCCAATCATCGCTTATCGGTTCAAACTTGAATTTCAGTTCGCTATACTCGATGAAGTAAAAGATACTTTCTTTTCCTGTCATTTGCCTAAGATCCATATATGTGTTATGGGTACGGTCGAAAGTCGCAGAGCTGAAACGGCAATTTCTGTTAATGGTAGGATAGCAGATATATGGGGTAGTAATCTTGGTATAAGAGCCATCGAAGAGTCTGAATGCGCACCTGATAAAGAAAGGGAACGCAAACATATTCTTGCTTTTTACCCAGTTGATAGCTTGGGCAACATGCCCTTGAACTGTTTCCTGAAAGCCTTTTTCGTGAGAGCCGTCTGTGGTTACTTTGATGGAGAAATGGTGATACGTACCTTGTTGGAATATTCCGCTAGGTTCATCGCCAGCGGCATGCAGGAATTTACCATTCGCATCATAATAACACTTCCACCCATCGGGTCCATCAACATCGTTGGAAATATTCATCAGAGTTCTTTCGCTCTCTTCTGGTATATAGTTGTTAGTTGGCTTCTCGAAGGTGAAGTTGCATTTCAGGTCAGGGATATTCATTCCCAAATCCTTGTAGGCATCAGATTTGTATAAGATGTATCTCAATCCATTATCTGTAGCCAGCACCAGCGTATTCCCCACCGCCTGTGCATCCTTCACTTCTCCGTCACCCTCAAATGTACCTATCGCCGTCTTGAGGTCGCTCTTCTTGTAGCATCTGATGGTATATTTGTTCTCGCCACTATCCCCAACATACTTGTCATAGGTAATGATATTCTCGAAGTCTGCCATTTTATGGACAAACAAAATCGTGCCGCTCACAGTGCCGAAAGGCTCAATCTTCTGAATCGGGACCATTTCACCATTCCTATATATGATGTTTTGCGAATAGGCAAGTTCGCTATCTTCACTCAGCAAGTCACTCGGTACGTTCGTCATACCCTTGCTGAAACTCAAAGTCTTTCTATCCAAGTTTCTCTCCATAACTCAATATCTTTAAATTTTCGCAGCAGAATGAACACCATCACCACCGCTGCTTGTTCTTTCCTTTTGTTTCCATTTCGGCTTCTCCATATCGTTGGCGCTTACCCACAAACCGATGGCTGTACTCATCAGTACATCGTCATGGTTGCCGTTGCCCACGATATTGCCAAGACTTCCATCATCATGCCGCTCGTAGATTCTCAGCTCGTGATACATCTCCCGGTCTGGTTCATCCCAGAGCATATCATCCACAAACTGCTCCAGATTATCAATCACCCAACCCTTCGTCAGCTTGTTGGTCTGGAATCCATACTTGGCAAGCACATCATCGCTCACGTCCTCAGGACTTGTGGTGCGCTGATACAGATTATCGTAGTAATCGGCTATCTCGTTCAAGATACTTCCGAAGTGGTCGCCTTCCGTATTATTATTCTTCTCTCTATCTGCCGTGTTGCTCTCGATTACCAGCAAGGCATCATCATAGTAATGAGCCAATGCTGCCGCCATCCACGCCAGCTTGTCGTGTCTTACGTGTCCTCGCCATCTTGCCACCACCTTCGGCTTGCCCTTGATGGTAGGCAACATCCCGAATCTATCTATTACCGTCATGACGGTATAGTCGGAAGTCGAGGATTTACCGCCAATATCCACACTCACCAAGTATCTGTTCTCCACTTTTAGACAGTTCGGTACTGCCCAGATCTTCAAGTCTCCATCACCATCTGTTCGGATGCTTATCTTCGACTTTTCGATGGAAGATTCATTCTTGTTACCGTCAATGATGATGTCGGCGGTATAGATTGGCTCACGCTTGTACTTCTTCTGCAAATCATCAATAGAGTAGGGGTTGAAGACCAGATTACCAGAGTTTCGGAAGGCATCTTCCTCATCCACTGGTGCCTCGGTAGCACAGAAGGAATGGGTAGTAAACTTATTGCGGAAGTTTCTGTACCACTCGATAGCTTGGAAGCAGGCTCCCTTCTCCCACATACGCCAAAAGAACTTGCCTGTTTCTCGGTAGCCCTTCGGATTGGTACTCTTATCCTTGTTTTCCAAAAGCCATTTGGCAAAGGCTCGTTCGCTCTTCACTTCCTCCATATCGTGCTCGATGAAGAAGCAAGGGATGAATAGGAAGGAATAGGCATCGTTGTTCTTCGGGTCCATCGCCAACTGGCATTTCTCGTAGAAGAAACCAGAGTTACCTTTGCCGGTACTCTCAAACACCTCCAAGTTATCCTCCTGATTTCTGATACCACCCGAAATAGAGGAAATCACACCCTCAGGATCATGCTCTGGGGTCTTCTTCCAATAGGCGACCTCAGAATAGTGGGCACAGTGGAAGTTGCTACCACGCACGGAATCGAAGTTCTCGAAGGATGCCACGGTCAGCGTACTTCTTCTTATTGCCCTAATTCCGTCTGTCACCTGGAAATCATCAGGCGAGTTCTCGTAAGGAGAGAATTGAAGCTTGGCTCCCGGGCATCCGATTGTCCATCCCGGCTGGTTCTCCAAAGCCTTTCTGTACATCGCCTTGATTTTCTTCGCAGTATTCTTCTGCTGGGCTAGTACGATGGCGTTCCATCCGTCCTTGCGGAAATCCTGTAGCCACTTGATGTAAAGCTGTGTGAGTGTAGAACCGCCCCACTGTCTGGCTTTCAGAATCACTACTCGGATAGCCCTTTTGCTGGTTCTTAAATCCTCAAAAATCTTCAAGAGCTTGCGCTGGGGATAGTTCAGCTTGAAAGGTATCATGTCACCAGTTACCTTATCCTCAATCTTGTCGGTAGCAAACAGGGCAAACTCGGGGTCTTCCCTGAATCTCACCTTCATAATCTCGAAGGTCAGCACCATCTTCAACTGCTTGGTGTAGTAACTCTTCTCGTTATACTCCTTGCCCCATACCCGGATGATGTACTCCTTCATGCTGCCCAACTGTTTCAGCCCCCTATATAATAAGGTACGCATACATTCTCTGGGAACCCACATCTTCTTGATCATGAAGTCGGGCAGTTCGAGCAGCTCCCTGTGCTCGAAATCATAGCAGCCTTCACCCGTCCAAGGGTTGTAGGTTCCGTAAATCTCATCGTATCGCCGCTTGTTTTCGGCTACGAGTTCATCAATATCTACTTCTCTAACTAATGCCATCGCCCAATTCTTTTATCTCCTCAAAATCTGCATCCTGTATCTGCGGCACCTGAGTCACGTCTAAGGCGTTGTTGTCGGTCTTGGTCTGTGCCAGTGCTGCCAACTGCTTGAAGTCTTCGTCCAATCCATGGGTCACGCTCACCTCGCTCTGCTTTGGTATCATGTGCTTGGTCAGGTTAGCATAGATGGTAACGTATGTTTTCGGGTCGAATTCTGCCAACTGGTTCATACAATCCTCAAACTTATCCTGATGTCGGGCTAGGAAGTCACGAATAAATTCTTTCTGTGCGCTCTTGCTCACTGGCAGAATCTTCTTCGCCTTCTCTCGCTTCTCCTGCACGATTTCCCTTACCGACTTAATATCATCAAACTCTCCCATAAGCTTCTCCTTCTCTTTTTTTATCCAAATGGCTTCAGCGGATGAACCAGCATTCCTGCTTTGCTGGCACTCGCTGCATCCAGTATCTCCAGTTCTTCATCGTTCATTTCCTCCTGCTTCGAGACGGTAAGCGGGTCCTTGCTGGTAAGCGTAAGCAGGAAATATTCGTAGAGAGCACCAGCCACGATGTAGCTGTGGATATGCTTCGCCAGCTCGTCATACCGTGTATCATCCCAGTAGTCGGGCATATTCAGCCATATCTCCTTCTCATCCCATTCATTCAGGGCATTGTCTCTTACCACTCCCTGCGGCTTCATCACGTAGGCAGATAGGATTCCTTCTGCCTTTTTCAGATACTTGTCAAACCAGCGGTAGAAGAGTGGTCTTTCCCTGTCGTTCTCACTGGTTGGGATGATGTCTTCCTGATTGGTCTGGTTGCCTCGTCTTGCCCTGCCCACCATGTTTGTAGCAGCATCAATGTCATACCAGAGTTGGTTAGCATAGATGAAGATGTGCTTGCTGTAGTACTTATGTACCGGACGAGGAGGCTTCGGAAGAAAAGGATTCGGCTCGGGCTTCCATCCTCTCTCACGGATAAAATGTGTTGGGTGTAATGCGTTGAACTCCATCTTATACCTCCTTTGCTACGGTTACTTCTACCTCTGTCTTCAGGTTGTCGCTGTGTCGGGAGAAGAGGGTGACGGTTGCCACACCGGTATTCCTTGGCTTCAGGGCAAAGGTATAAGGGTCTGGGCTGCGCTGAATCTCAATGATGCTAGGGTCGCTGCTTCTCGCCTCTATATCATCAATGGCTCCATCATCAATGGAGTAGGAGATATTCACGTCCTCTTCATCCACACCGAGTGTGATTGCACCGCCCGAACTGCTGCCATCCACCTTGGCGGTCAGCGTTTTGGTATAAGGTACGGTAGGAACCACTGGACCACTCAATACAAAGCATCGGCGGATATTCTGCTCATCAAAGCTGAGAGAAGATAGATAAGGCTCTGCCTGTTTCAGGTTGGTTGTCTTCAACCACCACTGGTAAATCATGTAGTCTTCCACATACTTGGCTACCAGTCTTGCCAATGTGTCGGAAAGCGTACCGTTGCATCGTCTGGAAACATTGATAACAAACTCCACTACATCATCGGTCTTGCTGCCGTAGTAGATGATGTTGTCACCCATGGTCTGGGCGTTTGGTGCAAGATAATCTGCCAGGATAACCTTTGTTACTTCCAAGGCAGACTGGAAATCGTGGGTCAGCGTTCTTTCGTGTACTTCCTCATCGCCAGCCGCCTCGTTGAAACTCATCTTGATGGCTTTATCGTCTATGGCTCCATCAATCTTTGCCTTTAGATAGGTGGCTCTCTTCACCTCGTCAATCACCACCGACTTGATAATCTGAAATTTTAAAATCATAGCTTTAATCTTTTTAGTTCAAAATTACTTCTCCTGTCATATCCTCCATGGTCTTGCTGCCCGATGTCGGCGCATCCTTCTGGAAGATCAGCTTCAATGCAGAGACCACATGATTCGTCATATCGTCTGCATACTTCCTTGCAGAATCGGCATAGGTCATGGATAGCACAGAATAGGCTACGTAATCTACCACATAGCTCTTGAAGAGACTACAGAATGCGTTTGCCTTGCCCTCGCTCACTCTGTTCCGCTGATAGGTGAATACCACATCATCGGTGTTGTCCGTGTAGCCGGCTATCAGTGGAGAAAAGTTGCCCACGAATGTTTCCGCCGCATCCTTCACATACTGCTTCAAGATGTCTTCCTCGGTCGAGGATAGGGTAACACCGGTAAAGAGGATATTCCCCTGCTTGTCGGAAAGTCTTTTTCCGATGATGGAGAAATGCTTCTTCACTTTGCTCTTGATGTCGGCATACCCTATTGTTATCGTCTGTTCTGTTACTGCCATACCTTATGCTGTTTGATAATACTGATTGTTCATGCTCATAGCCTGAGCCACTGCGTTCTGGTCTGCACCCTGTACGATGCCGTTTTCTACCTGTCCGCCGCCCTGCTGCTGAGCCATTGTCTGTTGCTGCTGGTACATCTGTTCCAACTGCGCCTGCTGTTCCTGCACGCTGGCAAGAAGCTTGTCTGCAAATGGTGCATTCAGGTTTTGCAAGTACTGTACTACGTTGATGGCGCCCTTGTCAAGAAGCTTGTCGAGTGTATCGTTCTGCATCGTGTTGTAGGTTGCCGTAGCTGCCGCATTCTTGATACTGATCTTGAAGTGAATATCTCGGGCTGATAGTCGGTCGTACAGATAAATCTGAGTGAAGTTTCGGTCATAGACCTTTCTTCCGTCTTCGTAGTACTGCTGGATAGTCATACACTTCTTGGTTGCCAGCTTCTCCGTAAACACGTCCATATCCGATAGGATGGTATAGAGTGAAGTGGTAGCGTTCTGGCTCTCCTGCGCATATCTTGCAGCCGATGTTCCTGCCGAAGGGGTCTTGCCCTGCAAGGCTCCGCTCACGTTGGTAACCTCTCGTATCAGGTTCAGCTCTATCTGCAAGAGTTCGTTGGTTCCGATATTCACCGCATTCGATGTGATAATCTCTGGCTTCACCTGCGGCATCGTGCGCTTTGGTGTATAGAATATCCATCCATCGTATTCAATAGCATCTTCCATAAACTGTTCTTTTGTCTTGCCGTTCAATACGGTTGTCGGAATCATCTTGAAGCCCTTGAAGCTGCTTCTGATAGCCATGTCGTTCATCACAATCAGTCGGTTGATGTATCTCTGCTGGTCTATCACGTTCGCCATAAACGGATGAATCTCTCCGTTGATGTACGGATAGAGCTTCATCGTAAACGGATGGCTCTTGTAGTCGTAAGGGGTTTCGCCCTGGCAGAGGATTGTTCCGTCTGGTGCCATGTAGGTAAAGTACCAGTACTTATCGGCGATTTCCTTGCTGGTAATGTAGGCTCTGTCTTCTTCTGCTACGCCCATTTCGTCATACTGCTGCTTTCGCTTGATATTGTCCTTGCGTAGCTTCTCTATCATGGCGGTATCTTCCATATCCACCCGGAAGTAAGCGCTGGTTCCTGTGGTAGCGATAGGGTCGTAGCATTGGAGTCTGTGTTTGGTCTCCGTGGTCCACACTTCTATTACCCTCACGTAGTGCTTGCCCTTGTTGCTGTAGTCGAAGCTGAGATTCTCCAAAGCCTTCTCCTCGTTGAACTCGTAGCCGTAGCCGCTATCATCCATATCCTTAATATCGAAGATGGCATCTAGGTCGTTTTCCGTCAAACCGTATTCCTGTCGCGCGAATTTCTGATAAAGGTCTTCCTTGCTTACATCGTGCAGCACACCGATTAGACTCACGTCATTATGGCGTGGGTCGCTTCCGCATTCAAAAAACATGTGATCTGCTTCCATCGCATCTGTCCACGAATCGGGCATTTCAAGGTCTCTGTCTTCCCAGCACTCTCTTACGAACATCTGACCGCCTATCAGATAGTCCTTGATAGCGTGGTTCAGAACGTCCTGCATATAGGTGTTCTGCCAGTTGCACTGCATCGTGGCGCTCATCATATCGCTCAGTTGCCGGGAATTGCTGTCCCTTGCAAAGCATACTGGCTCCGTACCCTGCTTGGCATAGAGTCCTGCGATGGATTCCAAGATACTGATCATGATGTTGTTGCTCATAGGGGTCTGGTTGCGCCGCTCCATATAGGTGCGCTCCGTCATTTCCTCCCAGTAACCATGATGATACACCCTGATGGTGTCGCTCCATTGGTCTCCGTTGCAGTATCTCATCGTTCTTGCTCGGGTCTCCCTCACGCCACTCAGATTGTTCCAGGCATTCTTGCATCGGGTCAGCAGTTCCCAGTCCTTTCCGTGCTCCTGCCGCTTCTTTCGAGCCTTCACAGAATCGTATCTGTTGCGCTGAGGCATCACCTTGCTAAGTGTTAATAATTTCGCCTTAACCATATTTGTTTACACATTATTAATTTATAGGCGCAAAAATAGTCTTAAATCCCTTTTTCTTTGCCGTGTTTCCGTGTGTTTGCCTATTGTCACGGAAACACGGAAATATAATTGCATTTTCTTTGCATCTTTGCGGCAACGTTTCAAACAGTTTAAGATATGACAAAGGAAGAATTAGAACAGATGAATGCAGGTGGAGAATCTGAACAGCAGGTTTCTTCACCCGAACAGACTGCGGAAGAGACTCCCCCGGTAGAGGATCTCCCTAACCGCAAGGCTTTCTCCGACCGATTCAAGAAGCGTCATGCTGACATTGATTTCGAGGACAAGGAAGCTCGTTATGCGGCTATGAACGATGATGCTGATACGCTCGGACGATACGAGGAGAGCGGAAAGGCGTTGTCTAAGGTGTTCGACAAGCACAAGTGGCTTGCTGCCTTGGCGATGGATATGGAGAAGAATCCAGAAGATAACCCATTCGATGCGATGGCTCGCTTGGGTATCGACATCAAGGCTATGCTCGAAGATCCAGAGGGCGGCAAGAAGCTCGCCGAGATTCTTGCAAAGCACAATGAGGAAGTTGCCGAGCAGAATGAAGCATCTGAAAGAGTTACGGAAAACATGCGCAAGTCTATCGAGCGCCTGGTTAAGCTCTACCCTGATGATGCTCAGGATATGTGGAAGCAGATTTACGAGATTCACGACAAGGTGGAGAGCGGTGACATTCCAGATGATGTTTGGAAGATGCTTCACAATGCCAACAACTACGATTCTGATATTTCCTCTGCCCGAGACGAGGCGGCTATGCAGGCTAGAAACGAGAAGATTCAGAATAAGGTGCGCTCCTCCGCAAGCGAGGGCATTCCTCCTTCACTGTCTAGTTCGGGTGCTGGCAACAAACCTGCAAAGAAGAAGGAAGCGGCTCCTAAGAGTGGCTTCTTCGAAGGTATTACATACAATAATTAATCAAATAAATATATGTATAAAATGAAGAAAGATTGTTTTAAGAATTTTACGAGCGGTCAGTTCATCTTCAAGATGATTCTGATGCTTCTTGCCGTGGTTACAGGCGGTGGTATTCTTGCCATAGCTGATACCGCAGAGCCAACTACTCAGATTGGCGACGAGGGTCATGAGCCATCAACCAAGGCTGATGCTGCAACCGAACCAGTTGACCCCGAAAAGTCAGACCGATTGGCTCCAGGCGGTAAGGTGGAAGGTCAGGACTTGACCGGCACGCAGGCTTCTGCAACCCAGATTCGCAAAGGTGGACTTGCCGAAGAGGATTGGGACGCCGAGGTAGAGAAGTATCGTCCTTTCCGCACTCCATTGCTCCAGATTATCCGAAAGGTTACAAGGACGGTTCCTAGTGCGGGCTATGAAAAGAAGCACTCCCGTGTGGGTGGTGATACCCTTGACGGCAAGATTACCAAGGCGATTGATGCGGTTGAGGCTGGTGGTACAATCAAGTTTTCAAAAGCAAACTTCTCTGGTTCGCTTCTTCCGCTCTACAAAGGTAGTACAGTTATTGTTCCTTCTGTTCCTGGTTACGAGCCTGGTTCCAAGACCAAGGTTAGCGGTCGCTTGAATCTGTTGGTTATCGAGAAGACAAAGGATGAAGTTACCTTGCAGGCACTCAATGGTCCTGCCGAGACTGAGGGTACTGTAGGCGAAACGCTTGATACCATGGGTTGCCCAGCTATTCCAGCCAACAGTCGCATTCTCTGTGCTTCTACCATTCTCTCCGAGAGCCAGATGAACGTTCCGCCAGAGAACTATCAGCCTCGCAATGCGGAGGTTTACTTGCAGAAGCGTGCGTTCTCCATCATCTTCACCGAGGAGTTTGAGAAGATCAAGAAGAAGGCTCCTCATACCGTTGCCGACATGAAGGAAGATGCTCTCACTAAGTTCTTGCTTCGTCAGGAACGCAGTTACCTATATGGTACCAAGCGAAAGTTCCTCATGGAAACCAAGGACGGTGCGCAGGAGTACGCTTACTCTGCCGAGGGTATCATCAATCAGTTGACAAACGCCTATGGCATCGGCGAGACCTATACTTTCGCAGACCTCATCGCCATTGCCAAGCTTATGTTCACCGATTTTGCCGAGTCTGATGAAATGTATATCTTCTGTGGCAAGAATGCCATCGAGCGACTGATGAAGATTGAGCTTCCTAAGGGTCGTGATGTAATGTTCTCTACTGTCAAGGAGTTCGATATTACCTTCAGTAGCTTCAAGTGTAACTATGGTACACTCAACTTCGCTTGGGATAGCACACTCGACTACATGGATTTGGAAGACTGCATGATTGGGGCAGACTTCAAGGGTGCTCGTCATTACGTCAAGGAGAAGAACAAAGAGCGCACCAACGACTTGTCTAAGGATGCTTACGACCCACGTCTGGCTAAGCGCTACATGCACTGGGAGGCAGACTGCATAGCGCTCCGTGGCTACAACAGTGTTCTTGTCGGTCCAGAGGCGAAGATTTCTGCTCTTGGCGCATCGGGTGTTATCAACAACATTATCTCCATGAGCAAGTTGCCTGAGACTCCTCGTGAGGGTATGATTGTCGCTTTGACAGCCGATTACGAGGCGCCAAATGCTGGTAGTGGTACAACCAAGTACGAGAAGGAGAATGTTTACATCTACAAGGGTGGTAAATGGGAACTCTTCTCGGGTCAGCTGGTAGCTGCCTAGTAATGCACAGAATAACAGGTGACTGGTTGATGCCGGTCATCTGTTATTCAAACTAAACTTTTAGCAATATGATTAAGACTTATAGATATAACGCAAATAGAAACACGGTAAGCCATATCCTACAGGGTAAGAATGGCGTAACCGTTCGCTATAACTTCGAGCGAGGTAATGTAATCACCAAGCAGAAACCCGAGCTTATCTTGAAGAATGAGTATGCTCAGAATCTGCTCGAAAACAGTGAATTGTTCCAGAAGGGGCTTGTTACGCTCATTCGCTCTGAGAAGACCATCGAAGACAGATTGAAAGAGAATGAAGAGCAGGAAAAGGAAACCGCTCCTGCCAAGACCAAGGATTCTGTTATCGAGGTTCCTGCTGTAGTCACGGCATCCGACCTCCTTGCTTTCGTCAACGAGGAAGACAATCGTGAGGGTTCAAGAATGTTCAAGACGGCATCAAGTGCTATGGATTGGGCAAAGAAGCACAACTATGCTTTCCCGAACTACATGCAGGAGTAACATATATAATAAGGTGAAATGAAGGTAGAAGACATCATAAAGGCAGTTCGTTGGTGCATAGACGAGGAATCCAACAACTTCTCATCAATCACAGATGAGAAGGATGATTTGTATATGGACAACATCATCAAGGCAAAAATCAACGATGCCCTGCATTGGATTGCCGTTACCGCATCATCCTCTGCTGCATTGGTAGATTCCAAGAAGATAGGTACTTCTTCTGCTACCCTCCAAGTGCAGGACTACGATGCTCAGAAAAGCATCGGTATCATCACGATGGATGCCAATACCGAGGTAATCAATATCTCTCGCATTCGTGGCAATGGCTGGTTCAAGGCAGTAGTGCCTATAGAAGATACTCAAGATGAGGCTGTCATGATGTTTGATGATACGGCAAAGGGAACCATCGACCGACCACAAGCGGCTATCATGCGTGAGAATCCTCTGAAAATCCTCTTGCAGCCCAAGCCTACGGAAGCGGTCATTTCCTTTGTGGGTGTTCCGAAGAACGTAAGCACGTCCGATTCTACAGATGTAGCTATCCCAGACCGCTTGAAGAATGCCTTCATCTACTATCTCGCCTTCTTATTGCTTTCAGCCTACGATGATACCAAGGCTACGCAAATGTACACGATAGCCTTGCAGCAGCTAGGCGTTAGTCAAACATCAAAATAATGAAATCATGGAGTATGTATCTACGAATTATAGCGAAGAAGAGCTTGCGTGGATTTCCCCCGAGATAACCTTGCAGCGTGACATCTACTTGATGATTACGCTAAAGCGCCCAGGGAAACTGGTTATCAGGCAGGATAGGGGAGATGGAAAGAAGCCTCGGGTTCCCATTCGTGCCCACAAGAACACAGCTGAGTTCCAGCTTCGCCTTCGGGTGATTCCCGATACCGTAAAGATTCAGATATTCACTTCATCAGAACCAAAAGAAATCAAATATGCCTACATTTAGACAAGATCCGAAACTCGGTACGATGGTGCCGTTGATGAAGACTGACGATTACAACGACCAGTCTGTCACCGAAAAAAAGTTGAAGGATGGTAATATTACCACCCGAAAGTTGGCTGATGGTTCTGTAACTACAGCAAAGATTGCTGATGGGAATGTTACCACTCAGAAGATTGCCGACGGAAACGTTACGACAGAGAAACTGAATGATGATAGCGTAACAACTGCAAAGGTTGCTGACAAGAACGTTGTTAATTCCAAACTGGGTGATGAATCGGTTGATGAGCGAACCATCAAGGACCAAAATGTTACCAATCGGAAAATTGCAGATTCAGCCGTGAATACGTCCAAGCTTCACGACCAGTCTGTGACCAACGAGAAGATGGCAGACGATACATTGACCCTTTCAAAGTTTGACCCTGAGTTGAGGCAGGTTATCAATGCAGCAACAGGATTGCCGGATGGTTTGATTACAACAATCCAAGATGTAGATAAGAACCTAGCCAAACTTAATGATACGGTTTATCCTATCACTCTTGGTTTCAGTATCAATCAAAATGTAGGCTCTATGCAGACAGATGTTCGCTATTCCATCATCAGCGATGGCAAACCACTTATTCCTGATTCTCTCCTTATCAGCAAGCAGATTAATGATGCCACCCCAAAGGCTCTTTCAGACACCCCTGCATCCAGTGGAAACCTATCCACTCCTATAGAAGGAGCAAGAGAAATCTTCAAGTTTGAGGTTGGCAAGAAAGGCAGAACTGGCAAGAGCACATCACAGACTCGCTATCTCTGCTACTTTGGAGGGAACTCAGCAGCCACCATGACCGCTGAAATCCTCAATACGCTCAGTAAGGTATCATCCACAGGAGTGTCATTCAATCCAAAGGTAACCACCAAGGATAATGATTACATCTGGTTGGTAGTACCTAGCTATCTCTCAATCAGCCGTGTAACCAGTGCCGGTTTTGATGTGATTCTTGCTGCTCCTCAAACTATAACAAATAGTCTAGGCAGCTTCAAAGCATACAGAACTGTCAATCCTCTCACGCAAGCTACATGGAATTTAGTAATATCGTAAATATTAAAAGATATGTCAGATAATAATATTAATGTAACAGCCCCGATACATGCAGCCACCAAGAAAGGTAAGCTAGGCGCAGCCAAGGAAATCTTTCTTGAAGGAGATACGCAGACTGTTGAGAAGGAAATCCAAGACATCAATTCCAGACACAATGATTTAAGCTCCAAGCACGAATCATTAAGCTCTACTGTATCTGAGCATACCAAGCAGATAGAAAGCAATCAGAGTCAGATTACTGCCAACAAGTCTGCACAAGATGAGAAGAACACATCCTTGGATGCAAATATGGCTAAGCTCAACACTCGTGATGATCAGATTACAGAACTTGTCAAAGGTGTAACTGCTACTGGTGGAGCCAGTGTAGCTACGGCTGTAACCTATGATAATACTTCCTCTCAACTCACATCAGCAACTGTTCAAGGTGCAGTTGATGAGCTTCAAGGCTCTAAGATAAACAAAACTTCAATCTCTCAGGAATCTGGTTGGTCTGAGGATAAGGTGATGAGCCAAAAAGCCGTAAGCACTAAACTCAACGACTTAACTTATGACATTCACGGTGGTGAGAAGGATATTGTAAAGAAGTCATATACCTCAGAATCAAATTCCGTGAATATCCCTATTGACGGTACTATAGTCAAGTATGGTGATACCATCACTCTCAAACTCTCTGAGCCCGTAACTGCTGCATATACAATTCAGACGAGAACAGAAGATAGTTCAATTGGGGAGAAATCTGTGCAGTTTACCGATGGTTATGCAACGTATGGTGTAACTACAAATATTGCTGCTAAATCCCTCAAAATTAATAATTGCAACAAGAATGTAAGTATTGTTGAGAAGGTAAAGAAGGAAAGCATTGATGATAATAT